ACATTCACTATCTATGTGGTATTGAATTTAATGCATTTCGGCTAATACCTGCTTATTTAATTGAAATTGAAAATGATTTAAAATGAAAAAAATAGTAACATTTCTAATATTGTCACTTGTATCTATCTCCTGTGATGATAAATGCTCTAAAAAAGACTCTGAAAATGATATAAAAGAGGTTATAGGCTATGTGGTAGATAAGGAACTTATACCAGCTCATAGAACATCCCATTTTGTAGGAAAGGTTCGCTCAAGTAGATATCATCCTGAAAAGTATTATATATATGTAGCTAATAAGGAAGGTACTGTAAAAATTAGAGTTTTTGAAGAAGACTATAAAGAGTACAATGAGGGTGATTATATAAGAATAAAATTTAAAGACCAGTATTATGATTAGCAAACGACAAATAAAAATTCTACAAAATCTCTTAGGAAAGAGGTTTAATGGAAGAGAGGAACGGATAGCATTCTTATCAGATTTCGCGCAAAGAGAGTTAAGCTCTAGCAAGGAACTAACTGAAGGAGAATTCTTTGAACTATTAGACTGGCTGAAATATAACTATGCCAAGGAAGCGCAATTTGACAGCTACAATACGCAACATCTTAGCTTGTTGGCTAAGTGCCACGAACTGGGTTGGGTACGAGAGGATAATCCTAAGATTCCGGACCTTGGGCGATTGGGTAAGTTTCTCCTCTCAAAGAGGTGTCCTATACAAAAGCCCTTAAAAGAGATGACTACTAATGAAGTCAGTAAGGTAATAGGAGCCTTAAGTGGAATAATTGAGAAACGGCACGAAAAAACATCCCCCTCCCCTCTTCAAAGGGGGAATGAGTGTAAGCACGAGAGGCAAATATTACGGACGATAGATGGGTATTGTACGGTACAGATAACAGCAGTGTTTTGTCAAGATTGCGGAAAACAACTAACAGAAGCAAAAGTAGAAGTATAACATATAACAATATAAAAATGGATAAACAAGAAGTAATAGAAGAGTTTAAAAAAGTTATCAAAGCACTTAAAGAAGTTAAAAAGAATACTATTTTGGCCAAGGGAGTAATACTAAATGTTTTTTTAGACCTTCCAAATGGATTAGTAGAGGATACAGATGTAGAACCCTTTGTTAAAGAAATAACAGAGTTAATAGAAAGAATAACTACCTTATGGACAGATAATTAAATTTCGGAAAATGACCTATATAGTAACCATACACCGTACCCATACCCTCCTAAAGCTCACCTACAAGAAAGGAAAACTTTGGAAGGTAGAAGTCAAAAGAGGAGGGCTTAACAGTCAGCAATATCTGCAGATTGGAACTATTCTACCCCCGCAAGAGGAAGATATAGGGCGTTACCAGGAACAATGGAATGGCAGTGTATCCTATACCAAAGATGAAAAACAAAAAGCCAATCTTTATACCCAATTCTTAGACGAGTGGTTTGCTTTCTACTATAGACAATTTGGTTTGTCTCCAAAATTCACTGGCGCGGACGGAAAGGCTCTCAAAGAGATTATCACTTATCTTACCAGCAATTCTGCTAATGAAGAAGAAGCCCTTGCCACTTGGCAGTACCTGCTACAGAACTGGCAAAAATTAGACGAATTCCACCAAAGGAATACAGACTTAAAGTATATAAATTCACAACTAAACAAAATATTACAAAATGCAAAACGAGGTAATAGTAGTAAGACCCAACGAATTAGCGACAATTTCAAACGAGAAGTTCTTAGAGGCCTATTCGCTGAATAACTGTCTTATGCGCAGTGTAACGATCAAGGGAGTGAGTGATGCACTGAGTCGTAATACTGTAAGTTTGGTAGATATTAAGAAAGGTAAGGGACAAGCATTTTTAAGAAGTTATATTACCCTATGGCTTATTGATCTTAATGAGCTACTAAATCTAAAAAATCCCCTCTCCGAAGCACAAATAATTCTATGCACAGAGCAAATCATCACAGATTATTCTTTTTTGAAGCTATCGGAGCTATCGCTCATCTTCAAGAGGATTGTTTCGGGTGAGTTTGGCGAGCTATATGAGCGTATCAGTATGCCCAAGCTAATGAGTGTCTTCCGAAAGTATGACCAAGAGCGTACTGAGGTAGTTGTCAATCAAAATCAACAAGCACACGAACAATTCCGCTACCAAGAGAATCGCACAGAGAGCTATGATGATGATGTACAAAGGCTATATAAGAGGCTAAGAAAATTTTGATTTGTGTCATTTTTGTTTTTATTTGAACACCCGCTAAAATCCAATTTGGAAATAAGCGGGTGTTTTTTTAATTTTGCGGTCATAGAAAATTACTTATGAAAATCCAAGAGAAACCCCACAGACCCTACAGCCGTAACCACTTATTGAGATATAGAGCAGTAATGCAGGAGTTCAACCAGCACGATTGCCGATATACTCCTATTTCGGTGATATGGCGTGAATTTATCTATCCTAAATTCTTTATATCAAGAAAAACCCTCTACAAGATACTTAGTACTGATGTAGAGGGAGAATTAGCAATGCTTGCCGATTAAGAATGCCCCCACAGACGATTATTAGATATTTTGAACCTCACAGGAATAATAGACTTCATACTCTTGAATACCATCATCACGGAGGGTTCGGTTTTGTGAGGTACGGATTAGAGGGGTTACATTAGGCAAAAGAGAAATGCCGTGTATCTTTTGATGTATCATCTCTATGAGCGTCCAGATAGACCAGGCGTCCTCCTTTTGTCTTCTTGGTGCTTGTAGAGAAGTATTGGTAAGACGCATATTAGCTATGGTAATTTTGATTTGCACCTGAGCTATTTGTCGTTGCTGGGGTGTTTTGGTAAGGTCTTTTCCTATGTTAGAATACTGTACCTGTTGCACATCTATCAATGTACAGGGGTATTGCACAGGCATATTAGGGCTGTAATAGTCTAACTGTCCCCAATTTTCATCTATATACTTTAGTTGGGGAATTTCTGCTAGCCTTAGTTGGAGTTTTTCTAAGAGGTTTTTCATCTTTTTATATTTTTAAAAACTTCATTAAGATTAAAATTGACAATCTCGTCAATCATACGTTTTACTTCGGGGTGTTCCCCTATAAATTGCCTTTTAGGGATAGTTATAGTTTCCCCTACTTTTTTCAAGGCGAGAGCCTTATAATATTCCGCCTCGATAGGTAGATTTCTATTCTTTTTATTGCCCTTTCCGGCATTTGAGGCTTTGTAGTACATTGCCCAAAAATAACGTTTCATTTTTGCGGTTATAACAATTTCACCACCATTATTTTGAATATCAGCATAAGGAGCGGAGCTTGTCCATCGGATAGTAGTCCCCTCGATCGTACTACGGATAGAACGACGGAGGGTACCGGTACGCATCATCAGGGAACCACGGCGATTAGGGATTTTAGTTTCTGCCCACCTATTGCCAAAGAAGCCCTTACGCTCGAAGTTGCGGTCGAAAGCCTCAGTAAGCTTGACCTTAGTATCGTTTAAAACGTGGTTTAAAAAGGTTTTAAAGTCCATTTTAATAATGTTTAATGGTCAATTTTTCTATATCTTGCAATGCTCAGTTTTTTGTTATAGAAAAGTTTTTAAAAGATTTGTTTGTTAGTTTAAAAATATTTTGTATTTTTGCAACGCAGTCATACTGACGGCGACCATACAAAGGCTAGTTGGATTTTATTCAATTAGCCTTTGTTGCATCTATAAAGTTTCTCCTTGTGTAGGATATAGATAACGTCATAAGGGTAGTTATGTATTCCCTCTTGATTAATATTGTTTTTGTGAAAAACCTTTTTAGTACCACTCTTAATATCATTGATGTCCTCATTATCATTTTGCAAAATAGCAATCGACCCTTGACTTGCTGCCCGATTGGCATTACGTGTAATAGTTTTCAAACTTTCTATTTCCTTAATATCGTAATATACCTCATCAATTCTTAAATCAGGGTTTTTGTTAAGAGCATAATCAGGGAAAACGGTCTCCCTATATCTATTTAATTCCCTTTGGTTGATTTCGGGGAGTATTTCCGCTATTTTTCCCTCTTCGGCAAAGCGTTTAGCGGCTGTTAAGATACTTTGGTAGTCCTGTCTTTCCCTCTGTACCAAGCGATGTTCTAATACCTTACCCCCATTATCTGTTTCATAAATAGTAATAAACTGTTCCTGCCTTGGTTGGCTTAAGACCTCTTCAAAGGTTGTCCGTACTTGCTCGCTTTTCTTTGCTATTTCGGCTAAAGCGGTCACTACTACGGTAGCCCCTACCACTTTTGTATAAGTGTTATTGGGTGGAAATACTTTCTTCTCTTGTCCTGGGTTAAAGCGAAACATCTCCAATTTATTCTTTCCACTCTTTCCTATCTGGGTAGTAGCTTCCTCTCCTGCCTTTTTGGCAGTTTCGGGGTTACTTTTGGTGTTTTCACGTGCCAATACTTCTACAGCCGTACAGCGACAACGCCAGCCATTAGGCGGGTAGTACTCTGTCCAAAAAGCATCGTCTTTGGGCAAACATATTCCTGCCAAAGCTGCGTGGCTTTGCCTTACTCGCTCATCACCTGCGGTACGATATTCAAGCCAATACCTGCTTGTATCCTCCTGCAAGTTTGCCCAATTAGCGGCACTTTGGGCACTCTGTACGGCGAATTGGTACTCGGCTTCTAAGTAGTTACGGTTATAGGTGTTATTCAGTTTTAGTATCTCCTGTTCAAACTGATAATAAGGGCGTATATTGCCCTCCTCGTCTTTTAGTTTGCTACGTGCTTCTGTAAGCTGAGTGTGTGTCTTAAGCCCCGAAAAAACAAATACATCTTTCTCTAAATAGGCTCTCATTTCCTCTGGTACTTCGTGAGGGATAGCGGTATTAAACACTTCAGAGGTGGCAGTAATAAGCTCTCGGTAGGCTTTGTATTTCGTTAAATCTTCGGGTTTGTAGGTGCCCTTCTTATGCAATTGGTCAAAGGCCTTTTTCGCTACCTTAGTAAGGTCTAACGGCTTCTTTGGTGGCACAACCTCCCCCTCACCCCCTCCAAAGGGGGAAGTGTTTGATAACCTTGCTTCTTGGCACGCCTGACAATCACAAGGTGCATATTGCTGTTGCAAACTTAGGTGTAGTGCCCCGAAATAAGTGTCGGGGCTTAGTCGAAAAAATCTAAAGAGAGCTTTTGAGGTGTGGTAGGTGCTTTGTTGCCTACTATCTCAATGCCGAACTTTTTCTGAATCCAATCATCAGAAACCTCTTTATAAGGTAGTATTTCCTTAGTACGTGTCCATAGTTCGCCCAAGTCTTCCACTTGGTCATACACGAGCGATAAGCCCTCTTCGGGGAGTACGCCGATGGCGTATAGAGCAGGTAGCACTTTATCATTCATATACTGCTCTACCATCGTTTGGTCAGCATCTACCAAATCCTGTAGTATATCCTGTGAGCTCATTTCTTTACCCCTGCTTCCATACTTGGTGTCCTGCCCTATAATAGCCCCCGAGATGAGCAGAGAGATGCTATTTTCGCAACGATTGATTAGCCCGTTATACACTTCGCCTGTAGCGGGTACGCCATTGGTAGCCCATTCGAACTGCTCGGTTTCGTCGATGATAAACCAAGCGGCAGCACCCATATCGGTCATCATCTTCTCGGCACGGTTGAGGGCTTGTTTGTCACGAGTATTCGTCTTCATTACGCGGGGAGGAATTCCGTAAATCTCGCATAATTCTGACCAACAGCTATGAGCAAATCTGCTAAAAAGAATATATGGTATTGCCTTATTGAGAAGACCTAAATCACTCGTCTTTCCAAAGTCTAACAACCACGTGCCGTACTCGTTAGCATTGCGATAGTCTAATCCCTTATCATCGGTATAATCCTTAAGCACTATACCCTTTTGAGGAATTACATTTTGTCTAGGTATAAGAGACACCTCTACACTATCATCGTCACCCCGATTAAATTCAATAAGGGTATAGCCAAAGTACTCGCTGTCTAATATATGGCTTATAATCTCATTGAACCAAAATGACTTTTGCAATGCTTTGGTAAGCTCCTGGTGTGTCTCTCCATTAGCTTTCTGTATGCTGAAGTTAGCAGAGGTAGTTTTGTATTTTCGATTTGTTATTTGTGAGGTAGTATGCGCATCAAGTAGCATATCCTTTACCAAATTATAGTAGGGAAACATTTTTGGATTCTCTACATTCTCCGCCATTGCCATTGCATTTTTCCACGTGAGTACATCGGCACGGGTACGCGCCATTGATTTTGGGACAATATTGCGGGTAGGTTGCAGGCTGTTATTACCTGCTTTTTTAGTTTTCTTATAGTTCTTATAGGGTTTCATTGCTTGTATTTTCCTTTAACGTTAATACCTTTTTCGGTGATTTGTAGTGCTTCTGCACTAAATCCGTCAGCCTCTAATTGAATGCGTATATGCCTATCCAGAGTGCGGGTAATAGAGCCATTCTGTGCCTGCTGAATATTACAGCCCGTAATAGGCGACTCCTTCCACTCTCCTTGCTTGGAGAGCAAAAGGAACTCCACGTGTTGGGCAGTACTTTCATTAGCGACAAAGTCGCCCCCAACGACCTCCAAATCATATTCAGTTGTTACAGTTATATCTTTCATTTTCTAATGGTTAAATTTTAGACGAGAGCCAAAGAGAAAAGGGGTTGTTTGTCGTTCGGTTTCCTCTGTACGAGGTAGAGTAGGTAGCGAACTGATATTTACTTCTCCTTTAGCAAGCCTTTTAAGGTACTCTATTGCTCTATCGTAGCGTTCTTTGGCGTGGTCATAGATAATATCGGCGTTGCATAAATCAACGATATACCACTTGGCTACCGATAGGCAAAGACTCACCACAAGAGCGTTTCTTTCCTCTCCACGCTTGGCAAAGATAGCCTCCACATCATACCTGGGACGTCCGTCGAGGTACTCTTTTTTGTCATTGGTATAGAAGTACGATTTTACCTCCTGCTCGGCCGTGTCTAACGCCTGCAGTACTATAGTATCGTCCCCTTCGGTTATCTGCTCCACTTGGTAGGAGTAGATATTATTCTTTAAATCTTCTTTTACTAAAAACATATCAATAATGGTTATTCACTCTTGCCCCAAAAGCGTATTGGTTACTACTTTGTCTATTTCTACCTACGAGCCATTTAAAAGCACCGTGTACGGCATCGGGTCCATCATCGTGGGCACCCGAACCCTTTTCAAAGGCGAGGAACTGGTCTATGAGGGTCTGCATATCCGCATTTTTCTGTTCGCTATTGAACCATACGTTCTTGCGCTCAAAATAGCCCGCAAGGCTTTCAATTCTATCAAACTTATCCGCTTTGCTACGCTTGTCCGCTACAATGGGTATATAGTAGCCTCGCTTGTCGCCCTCATTATCAAAATCGGAGACAAACTCGTCCATAGCAAAAAGTCCCTCAATCATATAACGTACATTGTAGCGGTCTAAGTGGAAATACTCGTACTGGTCATAGAGCCATTTGGCACAATGCGCACGGCTTTTTTGCTGCATATAGCACAGTAGTATATGAAATTCTTTGCCTATATTACCCACCAAGATTAGGGCTTTATAGTCGGCGTTTTCCTTGTACGAAAGGTCGCCATAAAAACAAAGGTTATCATACTTGCTCAGTGGCAGTGCCTTTTTATACTGAATATCCTCGTACTTAAAGATTGCCCCGTCCTCAATATGTGTGTGCATATATTCCCTCATAAAAGAGCGGTAGGGCATACTTTTGAACTTATTACGCCAGTACTCCGCCGAAGTCTTTTCAGGCCATTCGGGGGTAAAGTCCTGTAAGTTTTTTACTGCACAAACACTCAATATTTTGAAAGTTGTTTGTGGACTATCCTCATAACTAGCCTCCTCTTTAGGGGTGTTAATCACCTCGTTAAAATAAGTTTTAAGGCGATTCGTTATTGAGTTTTTGTGGAAATTGTTATTGGCAAATACAAAGCGTTCTGTAGCGTTATTCTCACTGTCAAAGCACCCCCATACATCTTCGGTGATATAGTCCACACTCTCACGCATGATTCTATCGTTATGGATAGACTTCTTGCTATCCACATCATCTACTACGATATAATCAGGGCGTTCTGATTGCTCTCGTGCCCCTCGCGGGTTTTGCCCAAAACCTATGGACATAAAGCGCACCCCATCATTAGTAACAAATGAACCATCCGACCAGTCCCCCACTGAAGCGCGCTTTCCGTAATCATTCTGCAAGCGGTTGTTATGCTCCAGCTGTGCCTGTATGCCTGAAAGGAGTTTCTTAGCCTTGGGCTCTGTTTCTCCTACCAAGAGCATAAATCGCAAATCATTCTTTGCAAAATACAAGTACAACGGTATTCCCATATCTATATGTACAGACTTTCCTGCCGAACGATACATCTCAGAGAGTAAGCGTAGGCGTTTATTACCTACTATAAGCTTAGCCAACTTAGCGTGAAACCACGCACACTTCTGTTTGGCATAGTTAGGGAAATAGTACTCAAACCAACGTACATAATCACCCTCTAAGTTCTTAATACGAGCCAATTTCTCTTTGGCCGTTTCGTGTATATTGACCGAAGTAGCCTTAGCAATCAACAGGCAATGCTTGTCGTAATCGGCTAAGAGTTTAGCGTATATTTTATCGTTCTTGCTCATTTTTTACTTTTAGTTGTAAGAATTGTTTGTGATACTTGGTACATTGAGCGGCAAAGCCCGCATCCTGTTGTGATATAAACATATCCAGTTCTTTCAGTACTTTATATACAGTAGTAGGGTCTGCCTGTGTTTCGCAACGACCTAAGGCATCCATTAACTTACCTACATCAGAGGCCGAGAAAGTAGGCTCTTGTCCGTTCGTTACCCTAATGGTCTCAGCTTGTAACTTCTGTTTGATAATCGTAGGTGAGGCGTGGAAGTTCAGCCGCTTATCCTCCCAATCGTACTTCTTTACCCACTCACCAATAGTGGCCGGACGTACTCCGTAGAGCTCCGCTACTTCTGCTTGAGTAACCTCAATATTTTCAACATAATACTGCTCTGCCTTAATACGAACAGCGTCTTTTGTTTTTGCCATAATATCATAAATAGAATGCAAAATTGAGGATTGGATATTGGAAAAACAAAAAGTTGTTACCAGAGGTTACAGAGTTGTTACCGGAAGTAACAATGTTGTTACCGGAGGTTACCACTTTTTGCGGGGGCAAAAAAGGCTCCTTAATTTTGCGCCAGAAATCAAAAAAACAAAAAGAAAAGCATATGCCCAGGTTTGTACTCAATGATGAAAAGGTAGCCAACTCCTATGGCTTTCACATACTATCGGCTGGTATCAGCCTAGAGCGATTCTTGGCCAACCCCGTAATGTTGGACGGACATAATCAGAATAACCATAGTGTCATCGGCTCTTGGCAGAACGTTGTCTTAGAGGAAGGGAAACTCTTTGCAGAACCTCTCTTTGATATGCAGGACGAAAATGCTAAAATGATAGCAGGTAAGGTGGAAAGAGGTGTCATCCGTGGCGCAAGTATGGGCATTGCTTTCCATAAAAAGGACTTGTCCTATGAAAACGGGGCTGTTGTCCTTAAAAAATGTTCTCTTTTTGAAGCCTCTATAGTAGCCATACCCAGCAATGCTAATGCGCTACGCCTACAGATGGACGGGGTAGAAGTTACCAAGGAAGAGATTAAGGAACTTTGCCTATCATTTCCAAAAACAAATCCTATTAATACAGATAATATGAAGTTACAACTTACACAATTAGCCTTAGTCGCATTAGGTATGAGCGCCAGCACTAAGGAGCTATCAGCAGATGAAATAGAATCCGCTATATTGGCACTCTCCAAGGATAGAGATGAGCTCAAAGAAAAGCTCACCCTTTCAGAAGAACAACTTAGCGCCTATGTAGCCAAAGAAAAATCCCAAAGAGAAGCCCTCACAGTACAAATGCTTGACGATGCTATCAAGAGTGGTAAAATTACGGCTGACAAGCGGCAAGCCTTTGCCGACTTAGCGGCACAGAACTTTGAATTAGCTAAAGCCACACTGGAGGGGATCCCTGCTAAGAAGAATTTCTCCGCTGGAGTTACTACCCCTACAGGTACTACAGGAGTGGCTACTATGGAGGACTTTCAAAAACTCTCCTTAGAGGAAAAAGTAGCCTTCAAAAATGGAAATCCTGAGGCATACCAAAAGCTCATTGCCTCTATTTAATAAAATAGCAAAAGTGAAGAGTGAAAAACTATAATTTAAACCCTATTTAAATCCTAATTAAACAGTATTACAATGGCAATGAATTTTCCAGAAATATGGGAGAGACGAGTACACCAAACACTCTCCCAAGGGGGTACAGCCGACTTTTTGGACGGCGTACAAGAATTGGACGGAGATGTAATGGAAATGGGCGAACACAACGTGATTCACATACCTACTACTGAGTTCAAACCCGATGTACTCATCAACAATAGTACTTATCCTTTGTCCGTACAGAGTTACACAGAAAATGAGGTAACTGTAAAATTGGACAAGTACCAGACCCAACCTACCAAGGTTACCGATGACCAGATTGTCGGCTCCAGTTATGACAAGATAGACGCTGTAACCCGTGCACAAACCAATGAGATTAGCGTGCGCAAATACAAAAAAGCCTTGCACGCCCTTGCTCCTGCGCAAAATACGGCAGATACCCCTGTACTCACCCTTGCGGGTACAGAATGCACCTATAACGATATTGTAGCCCTCAAGGCTAAATGTGATAAGGCGGGTTGGCCACTTATAGGTAGACGTTTGGTATTGTGCTTTGACCACTACAATGCTCTACTCAAGGACAGAGAACGTTTTGGGGATCAACTTATCAACTATCGTCAGGGGCAGGTATCTCCTGTTATTGCAGGCTTTGAAATAAAAACCTACGAACAGCACCCTCACTATAGTAGTGCGGGACAAAAGATAGCCTTTGACCAAGTACCTACCAGCAGCGACAAGCCCGCCTCTGTGGCTTTCGTAAAACAAATGGTGAGAAAGAAAACAGGACTTACCAAGCAGTACTACTCTGAGGCAAAGCAGGATCCAACGAATCAGGCAAACCTTTTGGCCTATCGTCATTACTTTATAGTGACCCCTTTGGAGAACAAGTACATTGCGGCACTGATATAATTGTTAAACCTCATAGGGGTGTATGGTGATACGCCCCTACCTAAAAGAAAAAAAATGGACAGTATATTCAAAGATAACCCAGGGCTTGATGTAGCCTACAAAACGGCTGATGGTAAATACTTCTACACCGAAAACGGCGCACAAAACTACGCCCTCACCCTCAAAAATCAAGAGGTAAAAAAAGTAGTACGCACAGAAGAAGCAACAGAGAAAGAGGAGGTAGTTACTGAAACAGAGAATCCTAAAACAGTAGTAACTGCTGAACCCTTAGAGCCTTCTCCGGAAAACACTGATAGTTCAGAAGTTCCCGACAATTCAGAAAACCCACAGCCCTCTGAAAACTCTGATAGTTCAGAAAACCCAGAGCCCTCTGAAGAGCAAGACAAATCACGTTTTGAACTCAAACCTAAAAACTTTAACAAACGCTAAACAATGAATGGAGTAAAATTCATAAGAAAAAACGGTGGCTTAGGGCGTGAACTTGCAGGCGAAGACCATATCTCTGGGCTTATCGTCTATGGTGAAACAGCCGTTGCCCCTACCTTATTGCTTTCAGTAGAAGAGCTTAACGGCAAGAATATTTTCCCCGATACAACCCCCGTGTTGCACTATCATATAACCGAGTTCTTTCGTATCAATGAAGGGGCAAAGCTGTATGTGCAATCAGTAGCAAGTGCCGACGGCAATTACACCGAAGTAAAAACCCTGCAAGCATTCGCCCAGGGCAAACTCCGCCAAGTGGCCGTTTGCGACTTCAAAACCGAACTTTCGGGCTTAGACAACGCCCTTAGCAAGCTCAACACAATAGGCAAAGAACTCGCCAAACGTATCACCCCTGTAAGCCTATTGTACAGCTTTAAACTCAAAGCCGAAGATATTGCTAACCTCCCCGATTTGCGCACCAAAAGTGCCGAACTCGTGAGCGTGGTTATAGGTCAAGATGGTGCAGGGCGGGGTGCCTATATCACCGAAACTACTCCTTCGGTCAGTTGCATTGGGGTTGCCCTTGGGGCCTTGTCCAAAGCCCAAGTACACGAAAGCATTGGCTGGGTAGAAAAGCAGAACTTAGTGAGCACAGCTTACGATAAAGCCCTTACAGGCGATGTACTGCGTTCCCTTGAGCTTGATGTACCCGCTTTAGCCGACGGGACCAAGCTTGGCAGCCTAACCCCTGCACAAGTAGAAGCCTTGCACAGCAAAGGGTATATTTTCCTTACCCAGTATGCAGGCAATGCGGGTACATATTTCAACGATAGCTTCACTGCTACAGCTACTACCAGCGACTTTGCCTATATAGAGAATAACCGCACCATCGACAAGGCTATCCGTGAGCTAAATCGTGTACTGGTACCTAAGATTTCAGGACCCGCCTATATTGACCCCGACACGGGCAATTTGCAAACGGCAACTGTATCGGCTATTAGTGCCCTTTGTGAGGAGCCTTTGGATGCAATGAAGCGCAACGGAGAGCTCAGCGGGTATAAGGTGTATATCAACCCTCGTCAGCGCATTTTGCAAACCTCTAAGTTAGAGGTAGTACTCAAAATAGTACCCGTAGGCACTATGCGTGAGATAGAAGTAGCTATAGGCTTTGCACTTAATGTATAGCAATTTAATAATCATTTAAAAAGCACTTTAAAAATGTTAGAATTAGAACCCCTTATCAACGGAAGAGAATACGGGTGGGCAGATATCATCTGCACTATAGGGGACGTACCCGTTACGGGTATTGTTGCCATAAAGTACGAAGAGGAGCAGGAAAAAGAGAACGTATATGGTGCAGGTCGCCACCCTGTGAGTCGTGGGTATGGTAGAGTGAAGACTACCGCTTCTATTACAGTGCTTGCCTCAACTGTAATGGCTCTGAAAGCCAAAGCCCCTAAAGGACAATTGCACCGTATTGCACCTTTCCCTATCACGGTGAACTATCAGCCCGATAATCAGCCCTTGGTAACCCATATACTAAAGAATTGTGAATTTCAAAAGATATCATTTGAATGGAAGGAGGGCGATATGCACAAAGAAGTAGAATTACCTCTTATTGTAAGCCACGTAGTAGATAAAAGCATTTAGTGGATAGCACCCACAAGCAAGTATTAAAAAGAAGTAAAAATGGAAGATAAATACACATCCGTAGAAAACAACAAAACTACTGAGCCCGCTACTATTTGTGGGCTATCGGAAGCCGAAATACAATCCCTTAAAGAAGAACACGGTGATTTGGTACTCGTAGAAGTATCGGCAGAGGGAGAAACGCACCAAGTGATATTCAAAGAGCCTACTTTTAAGCACTTGGAGGCGATTACAAAAATCTCTAAAAATGACGAGACAAAAGCCGCTCAAGTGGCTTATCTGAACTATGTTGTTAAAGCCGACGAGGCTATTGCAAGGCGTGATATGCTCAAGCTCAAGGCAGTAGAAGCCCTAATGCTAAGGTTGCAAAAAACGAGGGCAACGGCAAAAAACTTGTAGGCTCGTTGTTATCGCCGAGTGCAGATAGCACCGAGCCAGACGATAAGGAAGAATGGAAAGTAGAGGCGCTGATACGTGCTAATTTTGGGATTGACCCCGATACGTTACAGGCGAGCCAGTGGTGTAAGCTCTATGCCCAAGCAATGTGGCTGGAGCACTGGCGGATGCAGAATCAGGCTGAAATGTTCAAGGAATTGCTTGGTGGATAAAGGAATCCTTAATCAAAGATATGATTAGGGTCATAAAGACCTTTTATTAAAAAGATAACAGGTAAAGAGCAGAGACATATTCCTGCCATTGTACCTCCAAAACCAAAAAACCATTGCAACAAAAAGCCAATTACCATTAAGAAAAAGGCTAAAAGGTTAAGGGAAATCAGTATTGCTCTAAAAGGTTTCATAAAAACATCATTTAATAAGGCAAAGATACAAAAAAGAAATGAATAATACATTAAATTATAGTGTAAATTTAAATATAGCAGGAGACAATCAGGTTTCCGCCGTATTTGTTGCTTTGTTTAAAAATATAGATGTTCTCCAGACAGAAATCACCCAAATCAACCAAACCCTCAATACTTTTTCCGAAAAAACCACTAAGGCAATTGAGGGAGTAAGTAAGACTGTTAAGGAGAGTACCAACCTTTTTATTGTTAATTTTAATGCTCTTATTGATTTTGCAGACCGAACAGCTACCTCACTAAGTAGTCTTTCTGCCCCTGGTATTGCTCTTGAAAAGAACCTTGCCGAACTTTCGGCTATTACGGGGGTTACGGGGGAAGGGCTCAAAGCCATAGAAATGGCGGCGCGTGATACTGCTAAGACCTTTGGCACTTCGGCAGTAGATAATGTGGAAGCCTATAAGATGATACTTTCACAGCTTAGCCCCGACATCGCCAAGAATAGCGAGGCGATGAAGCTAATGGGAGAAAATGTAAATATCCTCTCCAAGCAAATGGGAGGCGATACCATAGCCGCTACTGACGTACTCAACACCTCGTTGAACCAATTCGGGGTGAGTATGGAAGACCCTATCAAGGCGGCAAAGGTGATGACCGAGATGATGAATGTGATGTCCGCCGCTGCCCAAAATGGTTCGGCAGAACTCCCTCAAATCAAGCAGGCATTAGAGCAGGTGGGGATGGTGGCAAAGACTACTGGATTATCATTTGCCGAAACCAACGCCTATATTCAGCTCCTTGACCAAGCAGGCAAGAAAGGAAGCGAAGGAGGGGTTGCCTTGCGTAACGTACTCACTACCCTTTCAGAGGGTAGATTTACTTCCAAGCTCGCCGCTGACGGACTTCGTGAGGCGGGTATTAGCACTGATTACTTAGCCGATAGTAGCATACCGCTACACGAACGCCTCAAGACTTTGCGTAAAATACAAGGAGATACGGCACTGATGACCAAAGTATTTGGCAAAGAGAATATGGCAGCAGCTATTGCCCTTATCAACACCGCCGACGAGGCTGAAGCGATGACCCAGAAGATAGAGGGAACAAACTCGGCAGTAGAACAAGCAGGGGTAATTATGGAAAGTGCAGCTGAAAAGAACGCACGCCTTACCGCTCAAGTGGAGGACTTTAAGATTGCACTCTTTAATGCTACGGGAGGAGGTATAGGTTACGCTAGTGTGATAGGAGATATAACGAAGGAAGTTACTAATCTTTCTCCTTTATTAGTGGGAATTTATAAAGGGTTTACTCTTTTGACCAGCGCTCAGAAAAGAGCCACCTTATGGACAGGTATCTGTACAACAGCCACCAAGGCAATGGCTGTAGCACAGGGCATACTGAATGCCATAATGAATATGAATCCTATATTTCTCATCATTACGGGCATTGCCCTACTTATCAGCTATATTAGCCTTGCTATAGCTAAATATGATAGTTTTGGGAGTACGATGTTACTCCTATTGGGACCAATAGGTAGGGTGATTAGTGCTATCGTTTTAATAGGAAAACATTGGGATAGCATAGTAGAAGCCTTTAAATCTGAAGGTATTTTAGCAGGATTTAGGCGTATTAGTACTGTGTTATTAGATGTAATAATGGCACCCTTACAGAAGATACTCGGTTGGGTTGCAGAGCTTACCGGTTGGGAATGGGCGGCAAATGCTTCAGGAAGTGTGGAGGAATTTCGTAAGAATATGGATCTGGTCTCCAACGAAGAAAAAGCGAATGCGCAAGAGGATGATAAGCCCCAAGAGGTAACCGTTGTAGAAAATGAAAACTCTTTTGACCTTACCAAAAACAAACCTACTGTGCCTACCGTTGGAGGCGTGGCGGCTACTAAAACAATGAATAGCACGGGGGTAGGAGGCGACAAAGGCAAAAGTGAAAATAAAGTGCATAACCTTACCATTGGCAAGATGATGGATAACTTTAATGTGTATATGAATACCGAGAAGGGTATAGATAAACAACAACTGCTAAAAGCTGTTGAGGAGGTACTTTTAACTGCCTTTGCCGATTTTGCGGGAATTAATAACTAACACTATGATAGACTTTAACTTTCAACCCCAACCTGAAACCATAGCTAAAACGGTAGCCTTAAACCTGGCTTTTCGCTTTGGGATGCAAACGGGAAAGCCCTTAGAGGTAAAGAAGTTTGACGGCAAGTTTGTCGGAACAAGCGACTTAGAAAACCGCCCTTGGCTTACCTCCCTGCGTATGAGTACTCACAACAAGGGAGAACGCTATAGTTTGCTCTTTCAAGAAGTGGTTATTTCTGTTACTCAGGAACGCAATATTATAACGACTCCACTACAAGGGCGTGACGGCACGATTAAGGAGTATATCAGCAATGGCGATTACAGTATTACCCTCGACCTCGCTATTACCGATTATGAAGGCGAACCAGGGGAGCAAGCTGACGAGGCGTTTTTATTGCCAAAGCAGGACTACCCGCTAAGTCAGGTGGAGACCTTACGCAAGCTCCTTACTACCCCCGAAGCAGTGGAAGTAGAAAGCGATTTTCTCTATGCGTTCGGTATCAAGTCGGCAGTAGTTACCTCCTTCTCTTTACAACAGGAAACCCACAGCAATCGCCAAAGCGTACAGATACAAATGCTATCAGACGAACCCTATGAAATAAAGCAAATACAGCAAGACGAGTATGTTAAGATTAGTAAGTAGAATAACCATTGAGGGTGAGCAAAAGTGGGTATTTACGGCTCTTTCAGAATGTAACATTGTAGAAGATATGGGAAGCCTTACCGATACTTGCGAACTGAAGTTGCCACGCAATATTCGCTGGCAAGGCTATGTAAGTGAAAAAGGTATGCCCCCAATCAAGCGAGGCGATCGCATTACGGTAGAGCTCGGTTATGATGATGACTTAAAGGTACGCTTTGCGGGTTACGTGCGTTCGGTAGATGCCAAAGTGCCTATCACCATAAAGTGTGAAGACGGTATGTTCCTCCTTAAAACACTAAAAGCCGCGCCTAAAGCCTTTAAGAATGCTACCCTCAAAGAGATAGTGGAACACCTACTCAAGGACACGAATATCGCCTACAAACTCATTGACGACAACATACACGTAGGAGCGTGGCGGATCACCCAGCCTAACGTATCACAAGAGTTGCAGGAACTGAAGGACAAGGTAATGCTTAGCAGTTATTTTAGGTTTATAGACGGCAAATCGGTATTATACATCGGCTTAGCTTACCCTATAGACAATAGAAGGAAACTGTTTTTTAGGCACGGCAGAAATATCATCAGTGAGGACTTTACTTACCGTGACAAAGACGATATAAGGGTACGTGTAGAGGCACAAAGTTTTAACGCTAAACATAAGAAACTTACCTACGAGTACGGCGACAAGGATGGTGAAGTAATAAAACTCCGCATAGATGGACTAACAGAGGAGGAGCTAAAGAAGTACGCAATGCAGGCGTTGGAACGCTACAAGCAAAGTGGTTTTAAGGGCTCTTTTGAGACCTTTGGTGTACCCGAAGTAAGCAAGTGCGATATGGTGGAAATCCTTGCCTCCGATGGCAATAGCGGTACTTATTTAGTGAAAAAGAATGAAATTAGTTTCGGCACCAATGGCTACCGACAAAAGATTGAATTAGGGCAGAGAGTCTCTGCCGACAATAAAGCACTATGATAAAAGAATTGATACAACAATTAGCCGACACGGGGCAGGAACTATACGCAAAGGTATGTGAGGTAACCTCTGTAGATGAGGACGCTAAAACCGCTGATGTAAGTCCCCTAGACGGTAGCTCACCTATCAATGATGTTTATTTAGTAGTAGATTTTGAACAAGGAGGTTTTTACCTACAGCCAAAAGTAGGTTCGCTGGTATGCGTGGCTTTTATAAACAAAGAAACGGCAATAGTAGTAGGAACTTCCGAGCTGGAGAAAGTAGAATGCATCTTGGGAGGTTTTACCCTAAAAATTGAAAATGGTAAAATCCAAATCAAGAACAAGCAAACTAATTTTAAAAGCCTTTTAAACGACCTTTTAATAGAGCTTAAAAGCGCTATCATACAAACCCCTTCAGGCCCTGGCAACTTTGCCCCGCAAAATGTAGCAAAGTTCGACGAGATTAACCAAAAAATAAACCAACTATGGCACTAAATAAAGAACAACTCAAAGAAGGCATCATCCGACTACAACAGGATATGCTCACCAAAACCGATGCAAGTATAGAAGAGTACGCTGAGCGCTTATCCTCCCTTATTGTTGCGCTCGTCAAGAGTGGTGAGGTAACAGTAGATGTAGGCATACCCGTACAGGCGGGGACTTATACAGGCGCCACGACCAGTACAGGAACAGGAACAATTAATTAAAAAAACAACGATGATAACACTTAATTACATTTTACAAGGATTTGGATTTAGGGATGGTAAAGACTTCCTACACTCTTCCTTTGGTCACACTTTTTCAACATTTTTTATCAAAATGGACGTAATACTCTCCTTTCTGTTTGCCTCTGTACATTTTCTCTTTGGTTTCAATCATTTATTCCTAACTGCATACGTGGTGTTATTAGTATTTGAATGGCTCACGGGTGTACAAGCCTCAAGGAAGAGGGGCGAAAAGCACGAGAGTCGCAAGTTCGGACGTATGATCCTAAAGATAGCCACCTATCTTGTACCTATCTATATACTGCATACTTTCTCTGCTAATGTAGAGTTTCCAAGTCTTGGAGGATTTGAATTTGACCCTTTCCATTGGCTCTATTGGATAGTACTTATAGGGATTATATGGCAATTAGTTGTGAGTCTTTTGGAGAACTTAGACGGATTAGGATTTCGCTTTGCCAAAGTACTGCTCAAGATAATCAATAAGAAATTCTATAAGACTTTTGAGTTAGAAGATGACCATAACAGTATTACATAACCAGTCACTATTAGACCTCGCCCTACAGCATACGGGTACTATTGAAAGTGTCTTTCAGTTTGCCGAAGCGAACGCCCTCAATATCACCGATGATGTAGTAGCCGGCAATACCTTAGTACTGCCTGCAGAAGCCTTTACCAACAAAGATATACTTAGCTACTACAAGGCTAAGAACCTACAGCCCGCCACCGCATTTAGCAGGGAAGACGAACAAGTATTTGAAAGGCTTGAGGGTATTAGCATTTGGGCGATTAACTTAGACTTTGCAATAACACAACAATAACTATGGCGCGCACTATTCAAGAAATACAAACCCTCATCCTACAGTCCAAGGCACAGGAGCCTGCATTGGATAGCCTCAATAGCACCTCTAAAGTAGCTATATGGCGCTTGTGGGTCTATATTATAGCGGGGGCAATATGGAGCCTAGAAAAGCTATTTGACCTACATAGAGCGGATATAGACAGACGCCTTGCTGAGCTCAAACCAGGTACGGCTAAGTGGTATCATAGCAAGGCTTTATCCTTTCAATATGGATTTGACTTATTGCCAGATAGCGACAAGTTCAACAATACTAATCGTACGGAAGAAGAGATTGAGGCAAGTAAAGTTATCAAGTATTGCGCTGTTACAGACTCCCCTACAGAGAGCCGTATTGTGATTAAGATAGCTACCGACAACGCAGGAACGCTCACCCCCGTGACGGCTCACCAGCAAGAGGCATTTAGCCGCTATATCAATGAGATAAAGTATGCGGGGGTCTATGTTACTATATTGAATAACCAGCCCGATTGGCTCAGGCTCTCTATCCGTATTGTCCGCAATCCACTTATATTGGACGAGAATGGAATGAATGTTAATTCCGGAAAGTACACGGTAAAAGAGGCTATTAAGGACTATCTTAAGAAGTTACCTTTTAACGGAGAACTCTCCCTACAAGCCCTCACCGATGCCATTCAACAAGTGGAAGGGGTCAAAGACGTGAGCATAGACAATGCGCAGACCAAATGGATAGGGGGAAGTATCTGGGGTAATTTCCAAGAAATAAACATTAGCAAAATTCCTGAAAGTGGCTACTTTGCTGTGAATTTTGACCAAGATAATGATACAAAAAGCACCATTACCTACCTATGAGAATCTTTGAACTAAACTTACGTAGGCTCGTGATCTTGCTACTGCCTACTTTTCTAAGAAAGTCCCGACTTGTAGCCTGGATGCAGATACTTATTGCTCCATTGGAACAGCTCCAATATGATTTCAACCAAAAGCGGAATAGCGACCTGGTAACCCTCACGCATAACGGACAAAAGTGCTATCTAAGGAAGATACTCAATGATACTTTTGACCTGGCACTAAGGCGTATTCATATAGAAGATATGACCCACTTTAACGCAGTGTATATCTATACTGAGGCAGAAAATCAGCCTGTATATCTGGAGGAAAAGTACTTATATACTTCGGGAGAAATGCAAGTGAGCGGGGTGAATTTCTCCGTACATATTCCCGATTCTTTGCGAGCAAGAGAAGTAGAAGTTAGAGCCCTTATTGAAACGTACAAAATAGCATCAAAGCGATATATAATCATTTATGAATAGAATCAATTTTGACAATACAGGAGGGTTTCCCTTAGGCGCCTATACCCTCGACTTTATGCAACAGAGCTACCATTTGCTCAATACATTGGGTAATATAGCGGGGAATCTAAGTGTCCTTTCAGGATGTGAAGAGGTAGGGCGTAGCATCACCGACGGAGTGGTGTATATTGATGGCGAGGTACTTCCTTTCAAAGGTGCCCCCATATCCGAAAAGGTCATCATTGTAGAGACCTCACAGAAGAGAATATTCAAGGATGGTGTAGAAAAACCCGTAGAATATACCCGCTATGCTACTTTTGGCAATAGCATCAATGGTCACCTATGGGCTGACTTTAAGAGACCCCTGAATAACCAACAAATAGAAGCCCAATCTTTTTTGGCGGAAAATTCCCTATTGAAACGGTTGGAAAAGCTCGAAGAGCGACTACGCAAGACTGTACCTATAGGATTGGTGGCGATATGGGGAAAATCTGCCAATGTGCCTATTCCTGAAGGTTGGCGAGAGTACATACCTCTAAGAGGTAGAATGCCTATAGGAAAGACAACCGACTTATTAGAAGATGCTTATTTATCAAAATTTGGATTGCACGAAATAGGGCGTGAAGGGGGTGAATATGAGCACCAACTTACCATAGCCGAAATGCCCAGCCATAGCCATAAGGTTGAGAATGTACCAAGGCTAGTCAATGATATAGATAGGGGTAGCCTTTCTTCTACCTTTAGCGTGGATGACCCTACTAGTCGCACTTCATCATCTACAGGGGGCGACCAACCTCATAACAATATGCCTCCTTATCGTGTAGTACAATTCATTGAATACGTAGGATTTTAAAAAAAAAATAATGTTTAACAAATTAAAAAGAAAGATTATGACAGCAATTGCAACATTGAAGAAATGGTTTTCTAATTTCAGAAAGCCAAAACAAGAACACTTTTGGGCGTGGATAGACAGCTTTTGGCATAAGTCCGAAAAGATTCCAATGGACTCTATAGAGGGCTTGGAGAATGCTATTCAGGGTACCGCCTCGGCCGAACAGCTTCGCAACCATCTAACAGATAGCCAGGCGCATAAGGATTTGTTCGACGGCAAGGTCGATAAGGAAGCTGGTAAGGGGTTATCTTCCAATGACTTTACCGGCGCATACAGGCAGGCCTTGGACAACCTTCAGGATTACGATATAGAGCTGGACGAGAGTACTACGGAGCTTAAATTCAAGAAAGGCAACAATGTAGTAAGACGTATTTCCTTAATGTTCTTAGACGATGAGGCTACTAAGTTGACGTATAATAAAGAGAGTAAGAATCTAGAGCTTCGTGACAAAAAAGACAACTTACTCACCAGTATCCCTGTGAGCCACTTTGTTAGCAATATTCCTACTAATATTGTCGTGCAAAATGGGAAGATTAAATTAATGGCCGGGGACGAGGTAATAGATGAGAATGCTATCTCCTATAATGACCTGGCGGATACCCCTAATATAAAGTCTATTGAAGAATGGAAGGAGAGTAAGGCTCAATTTCTTGAAGAGCTCGCACAGATTATACGTTATGAAAATGACCAAATTTCGATTGGGAAGGAGGATAAAGTCTTTAGAGCCTTTGCGAAAAAAATGTATCTTTATGCTTCAGAACATTTTGAATTTAGGGGGGATTATATGCAGTTTTACGTCAAAAAAAGTGTGTATTTTCAAAATCTTGTAGGCGAGTTTCTTGATACATTCTTAGCGGAGGCTAATGATGTCCGATTTCGGGCAAAGTCTGGGCTACCAGACAGCGCATTCTCAATTAGCGGTTATAAGAATATCAGCTTCTCCGCTAACCAAGATATAAGCATAAGTGCAAATAATGTATTTATTAATGGATATAATATTATTGAAACTATAAGAGCATTAGAGGAGAGGACAAGCCGTCTAAGTGACCAGATTTCAGACTTAAATAATCGTGCTCCTATGGGATATTAATATTAAAAAAAATGAAAAAAAGCAAACGAATGATTAAGTACCTCGTGGTACATTGCTCCGCTACTCCTGAGGGGAGGGCGCATACGGCTAAGGATATTGACCTTTGGCATCGTCAGCGTGGGTTCAACGAGATAGGGTATAATTATGTTATCCTCTTGGATGGAACGGTAGAACTAGGACGCGATGTGGATAAGATACCCGCACACGTGGAAGGGCACAATATTGACAGTATTGGTATCTGCTACATTGGAGGAATTGATAAGAATACCCTAGAGCCTAAGGATACTCGTACGCCAGCCCAAAAAGAAGCGCTAGTAAAACTCCTTAAAGAGCTGAAAGAGCTATATCCTAATGCTGTGATACAGGGGCATAGGGACTTTGCGGGCGTCAAAAAGGCTTGTCCTTGTTTCAACGCTAAGGACGAGTATAAGAATATTTAATTGTAAAAATGTTAATTATGGTAGAAATTCAAGAATTAAAAAAAGAGTATGAAAGCCTACTTGTAAAAGTAGAACAGTTGCCACGTACAAGAGAACTTGCGCTGGTTATTACCAAGTTGGAAGAAGGTCTTATGTGGCTCGAAAAGTCAGCTAAAAAAGATGAAAAGTAATGTATGAGAAAGATTATGTATTTACTCTTAGCTCTTCTACTCTTAACTGGTTGCAGGAGCAAGAAATCCATCCGAACCGAACACAGAGAAGAGCAAAAGAGCGAAAGAAAGGAGGTAAAAGACAGCACTACACACGTAGAAAAGTCCCTAAAGGTCGCTACTTTTGACTTCCATCAATCCCAATCGTATGAAATCACTCTTGAGAGTGATAGGGATAGCGTAGGTAATGCCAAAGAATTGGTATATTACCGCATTAGGGATGGAGATAGCGAGACCATAAGAGTACAGGGCGGAAGGGTAACACTTAGAACAATAGATAACCTTTCTAAGAGCCTACGGCAGGCTGATAGTACTCTTACTATAGATAATAAGATAATTGAGAAAAAAGAGAAAAAAAACTACGAAATAAGCCATAAAAAACAAGAGGAGAAGCAAGTAGAGGGTACTCATTGGAGGTCTATTACTTGGATTATTATAATTAGCCTTATTCTCTTTGTTGCTTGGCGGATGAAGTTATTTTGACAAATTTAAAAGCCTTTTAAAAGCTCTTTAAACCCTCTTTAAAGACTGCTAAAAAGGAGGACAAGCAGTATAAAAAATGTCCTCCGCAAATTAATAAGTTACCACACAAATTAATACGAACCCGAAAGCCCTGCGGAGGACAATATGTCTTCTGTGGGTTTTCGGG